CCGGGTCATTGAACGTGCTCAAAAGAAAGTATCAAGAACTGGTAAAGAAAAAACTCTTCTCAAAGCAGCGTGCGAACTTGGTCATATTGTTCATAAAACTCCAATTACTAGAGATGGTATGCGATATGTAAATCCTATGACATCAGGAGATAAACTTTTTCTTGAGGAGATAGGCACATATAAGTGTGTAGAGTTTAAACAAAATGAATTTTTAGATTGCAATAATCAACCAGTCTATCTAAACTGGTATTGACAATTTAGAAAATATGGTGCGGTGGCGAAATTGGTGAAACGCAAGGGACTTAAAATCCCTTACATTAGAAACATTGTGGGTTCAAATCCCACCCGCACTACCAATTTCATTACAATTATGGCAACAAAAAACAACATCGTAAAAGTCTGGGGAGCTAATACTTCTAAGACTAGTTTTGCAGCAAAAGAGCAAAAGGAAACCGCCGCACGTCGGCGGTTGTTCGGCGTTAAGTCTCGAGCTCAACGCTCAGATGCAGGAAAGAAGAGGAAATAATATGAAATCCTGGCAAATTCTTCTATCCTGGTTAACGGCATTTTTACTCAGCTTAGCACTATGGACTAGTGTCATTTATATCGCTATTCATTTTATTCATAAATTTTGGTGATATGAACTGTAGAACTTGTACAAATATTATTGAACCTGAACGACTTGAAGTACTCCCTAATACGGTATTTTGCTCGTCATGTGCTCATAAGCATAACGTCGTAAAGCCAAGACTTGGTCGTATGGTTTTTTCTCACAAGACAGGAGCTGAGATTCAAATTATGTCTCCTCAATCCTTTAAGGAAACAAAGATGTATTATGAGCCTATTGGTAGTAGGAGCTGTGTGAAGAACTTTTCGAGGAGTGTAGCTGCTTAAAATGAGATTAGAACAACAACGAGAGCAGGACTTTATTCAAATCCTTAAAATGAGGATAATCCTTGGATGCGTCCTCATTGTTTTTATTATGGGCTCGGTAATAACAATTAGTGGTGTTAGAAAGCTTATTCGCTCCTATCGTCCTCTACCTACTTCGCAACTTCATCACGAATAAAAAAATTTATTTTTAGCTTGTAGATTGCACGATAGTATGTATAATCATAAGTATATTCGAAAGCCCCTTAATGGGGTTTTTTGTTCCTTGAAATTTCTAGTTGGTTGTTGAGCCGCGGTCGCTAATTTGACCGGCCGTGGCGTACTACTCATATTGTCAAATTAAAATATGCCAGTGTGGCTCAGCGGCGACAGCACCGCTTTTGTAAAGCGGTATACAAACAACGGGGGTTCGAGTCCCTCCACTGGCTCCATTTTTTATTTTTATATGCGGAGAAATGTTCCAAGGATAGGCGAGTTGGACTCCAAATCCGACTGGGTAAGTTCGATTCTTACTCTCCGTGCCATAAAAATAGCCTCCAAAACAATAAATATTTGGAGACATGAAAACCTGTAGTCAATGTAAAGAGACAAAGTCACTTAATTCATATTATAAAAATACAAAGCATGGTTATTTTCCCTATTGTAAGCAATGTGCAAAAAACAAGTACGCTAGAAAACATTACGACGCAAATAAGAAAAAATATATTGCTAGTGCGTATAAATCGAACGCTAATTTTAGAAATAAATTTCTTGAATATAAAGCTACACTTAAATGCACAAAGTGTAATGAAGATCGTCCTTGGTGTTTAGATTTACATCATGTAGATCCGAGTACGAAAGCAAATGAAATATCTTATTTTGTTAATAGATATAACACGCAGCTCTTACAGGAAGAAATTAAAAAGTGTATACCTCTTTGTAGAAACTGTCATGCAGATTTTCATTACCATAAAAGACGTTCAAAACCGTCATAAACCATTTTTTAAGGGTAGATCGCATAGCGGCAATTGCCGGAGACTGTAAATCTCCTCTCTTCGGAGTTCGAAGGTTCGAGTCCTTCTCTGCCCATATTCTCGGAATCGTAGCTCAATGGTAGAGCAGTTCGCTTTTAACGAATTGGTTTCGAGTTCGAGTCTCGACGGTTCCACCATTTTTTTTTGACGCAGGATGGACAAACGGTTAAGTCGTTGCGCTCATAACGCAAAGATTGCGGGTTCGATTCCCGCTCCTGCCACCAATTTTCTACAGGACTATAGCTCAACCGGTCAGAGCATTTCGTTGATAACGAAAGGGTTGATGGTTCGAGTCCATCTAGTCCTACGAACGGAGTTGTAGCTTAATTGGTTAAAGCACTCGCCTGTCACGCGAGTGAGTGCGGGTTCGAGTCCCGTTAACTCCGCCATTTTTATCAGGTTGTGGTGTAATAGTAGCATTATTCTCTGTGAAAGAATCGGTTTGGGTGCAAATCCCAGCCTCCTGACCATTTTATGTCTCTTCTAAAAGACTTTAGACTCGTCGCTACGAACGATGATGAGAAGGAGCGTTACCTTCAAGAGACACCATTTTATGGAAGCTTACTCAAGCGGTTTAAGAGAGTTGTTTACTAAACAACCGAGGCTTTATCGCCTCCGAGGGTTCGAATCCCTCAGCTTCCTCCATTAAATAACTTTATGACTTTTAAGGAATATGTAACAGAAAAAAGTATCGATGAACCACGTCACCCAGGCATTCTTAAACGTCAGGTTAAAGGTAAGCTTACATGTTCTAAAGCACGTTCATTAAAAGGTAAAGGTGGTTTAACAGCTAAAGCCGCTCAACGTTACCTCAATTATCATTGTCAATAAATTTTTACGGATAGGTGGCAGAGTTGGTCTATTGCATCTGACTTGAAATCAGAAGTACCCGGAAGGGTACCGTGGGTTCGAATCCTACCCTATCCGCCAATATGCGTCAGTGCCTGAGAAGCCCAAAGGAAGGGTCTGCAAAACCCTAAAGCCGTAGGTGCAAATCCTACCTGACGCTCCATTTTTACGGGGAATTAACTCAGTTGGTAGAGTGTCTGCTTTGCAAGCAGAATGTCAGCGGTTCGATCCCGCTATTCTCCAGTCTTTAATTGATTAATGTGCTACCTTTACATAAATATTATTATATGATATATTACTTGTATAAAATTACAAATAACATTAATAATAAGTTTTATATAGGTGTACATCAGTCCCGCGATATTAACGATTATTATTTTGGCTCAGGTAAAGCTCTTATAAGAGATATTAACAAATATGGTAAGGCGTGCTTTACAAAAGAAATATTAGAATATTTTGACTCCAAAGAAGAGATGCTTTATAGAGAAGCAGAAATTGTTGATGCTGATTTTTGTCTACGATCTGATACTTACAATTTAATGCCCGGTGGCGGTTACGGATCAAAAGAAAAAAATAATTTAACGTTTCAAAATAAACGACATACTGATGAAACAAAGGCTATTTTACGTTTAAAAGCCACTAATCGCAAAGCAAGTGACGAAACGAGAAAAAAAATGATAGCAAATAATTTTGCTAGAAAAAACCCTGAATTGCAGCGTGAACATGCACGAAAAGCTGCATCAGGTAATAAAACTGAAGAGCATAAAGAAAAAATACGCCAATCACTTTTACAGCGAAACAAAGAGTCACCGTCGTTTGGCGGGCGGCGTAATAGAGGTCTTAAGCGACAAAAAATTAAATGCCCTTATTGCTTAAAGGAAGGCGCTAAAAATACTATGGCACGGTTTCATTTCAATAATTGTAAATATAAGACTTAATACGGAGTGGCGCAATTGGTAGCGCAGCGGAATTTGGATCCGCCGGTTGAAGGTTCGAGCCCTTCCTCCGTAGCCATTTATAAATAAAAAGATAAAATAATATTAACGGGCACGAGGAAGACAGCAATCCGCCTGGTTTGGGACCAGGAAATACTCGGGGCAGCACCGAGGTGCCCGACCATAAATTTTAAATGCCAAGTAGCTCAGCGGTAGTAGCGGGAAGCTGTTAACTTCTAGGTCGTAGGTTCGATCCCTACCTTGGCAGCCAATTTTAATGCTCATGTGGCGTAACTGGCAGCCGCGCAGGATTTAGGATCCTGTTCCGTAAGGAGTGTCGGTTCGACCCCGACCATGAGTACCAAATGCGGGTATGATGTAATGGTAGCCTGCGAGTTTACCAAACTTGATGCGAGAGTTCAATTCTCTCTACCCGCTCCAATCAACTAGACATTTTTAAATTTTTCTCTTCTTATTGAGAAGTAATTCTTTTATTTCGGTTATACCCGTTTTTAATTCTTCGTGTTCGGCCTCTAGTCTCTTATGCTGTTCAAGTGATAGTCTACTTAAGAGAACATCTTCCTGTAGGTCATCTAAAATCTTTTTAAGATCTTTTATTATAATGTGATCTTCTTCTGTAATTTCATGCTCTTGTTGCATGTGTAATCTATCGCGCTCGGCTTGTCTGTTGGAAGACATAAGGATGAGCGGGGTAGCGTAGGCTGCCTGAAAAGACAGGAAAAGATTCATAAGAATAAATGGATAAGGATCAAAATGAGTCAAATTAAGAACATTGATTAAAATCCAAATTGTTAGTATAATGGATTGTACAATAATAAATGTCCACGATCCAATGAACGAAGTTATTACATCAGCCAGCCACGTACTAGAATCTTTTAATCTAATTGGCATATGATTATTTAATCTTACTCTATTTTTCTTGCATATCATGCATTTTGTTGATATATTAAAAAAATAATAACGCACCAGTAGCTCAGTGGTAGTAGCGTCTGCCTTACACGCAGAATGTCAGGGGTTCGAATCCCTTCTGGTGTACCATCTTTCTTTACAATTAATTAAATATACATATATGTCGTACCTTAAACAGGAGACAGTGCTAGTTCTTAATAGAAACTGGCAAGCCATTCATACAAAATCTCCAGCTGATGCTTTTGTCATGATGTATCAGAATACAGCAACAGCTTTAGATATTCGAGGATATGATATGATGGTACCACTCAAATGGTCGGATTGGGTTAATTTGCCTTTTGATGAAAAGGCCTCGTATATTAAAACAACTCGTGGTAGCATTAAGATTCCTACTGTTATTGTTCTCTGTGAGTATGATAAGGTACCAATGAAACGTCCGAAGTTTACCCATAGTAATATCTGGACTCGAGATAACGGCACCTGTCAATATACTAATAAGAAGCTTTCAAAATCTGAAGCCAATATCGATCATGTCATTCCTCGTACCCGAGGTGGTAAGACTGATTGGACGAATTGCGTTCTCTGTCACAAGGAAGTCAATTCAAAGAAAGGATCACGTACACCTGAAGAGGCTGGACTAAAGCTTGTACGGCAGCCTATAATTCCGAGAGAGCTTCCATCAACCTTCTATATTCGTAATAAGCATAATATTACTGATTGGGAGATCTTTTTAAAAGAATTTAAAAATTAGCTTGTAAAATTTTTCTTAAGCTAATATATTCGTTTGAATAACGGGGACGTATCACACCCGCCTTTTTTATAAATTTATGCAACCGTAACTTAACTGGATAAAGTACCGAGCTTCTACCTCGGCTTATGGGGGTTCAAGTCCCTCCGGTTGTACCATTTTATTTAAACAATAATCGTATTATACTCGCCTTCATTAATAAATACTTATATGAAATGTAAGTATTGTGATAAAGAGGTATTGAATAGTATTCACATGAGATGGTGCTCAGAAAATCCAAATATTGACTTAAATAAAAAATTGCACAGCGAGAGTATTAAAATAGGTGCTAGTGAGAGAGTTAGAAAAGCACACGCTGAGGGAAAATATGAGAATGCAAAATACAATACTAAAGGCCGTATACAAACACAAGAAACGAAGGACAAATTAAGAGCTATAGCTCTTAAGTCTACACACCGTCGACTAGTAAGATCCACTCGTACATATAAATGCAAAGACGGTACAGAAGTGCTACTCGACTCATCTTGGGAAGAAGCGCTAGCAAAAAGACTGGATGAACTTAATATCGCGTGGATAC